CGAGATTTGTAAAAACCCCGGCGACTGTGTCGCATGCTGGGTTTAGTGGATTCAAAAGGAATTGCAATGTGCAAGTCTCGTGGAGGGTGAAGGACCACGCCCCTGCACAGAACTTATCTGCGCCTGCGCCTGAGGAAGAAGTTTCTCAAGGTGCGCCCGCGCCTAAGGAGAAAGAAGTTTCTCAAGGGCGGCGTGACGCGGAAAGGCATGACGGTTTATGGTTGCCGGAGATGGAGGCTTATAACTTCCATTATACCAAACCGAATCAAGCTGTGCAGAGTTACAAGAAAATTCTGTGCGTTCTCATTGGTTTGTGGAGTTTTATTATGGCGGGTCTCGAGACTGTTACGGTTTCCAGTTTTCTAACGGGGCTGGTTGCTGCTGGTTTTGAGATTGGTTTTGGCGGGAAAATGGGCATGCTCTCTTCGGGTTTGAGCGTTATTGTTTTTTTTCTTGGGTTTGCGTCAACGCACCTCTACATTCTGGTGGTTGGGTTAATTCTTTGGATGGTTTTTGTGACTTGTTGGGCTTATCGAGTCACGGGTTCGACCTCTCTCCTTTGCGATTATTATGGGTTTCGCGTTGTTAGGTGCTGGAGTTTGCCGCTGTCGCAAGCAGCGGCGAACGGGCGTCCGGACAATGGCAATAATCAGGAATGTATTCATGACAATCCTCATTATGCCGAAGTTGAGTATAACGAAGTCAAAGTATCCCTGTTTTGGGTCTCCGTGGCTTCGTCGAAATTTGATGTGAGTTTGGAGTTGTTTAGTCAGCTCACCACTCCACGGAATATGATGCCTGGGATGGAAGCCGAAATTGTTCGCGAGAAAATTTTCTTGTGCGCTTCCAGGTGTCAGACGGTGAATATTGATCGTTATTTGGTGTTTAAACCTAGAACGAATATTACCGGTTTTACTGCGTTGCTTGCTTTAGGCTACTACCATCATATGGAGGAGCTCTATCGCAAGTTGCCTTTTCACTAGATCCTGTCACGGGGGGTCGACGCGTGCAGTGTTATGGATATCGGGTTGGGGAGGTGAGGCTACCTCCGCTGCCTGAACTCAAGAGTGGGACGGTTATCAGGTTATTTGATAAGCAATCTGGCGAATTAGTTCGCCGGCCGGTCTAGGTTAGTCTTGGTGTTCATGCTGATGGAGTGGCACTACCCCATCCAGATAACTATGACATGTACACGCTCGTGGCGGGTGTGTGGAAGAGGTTCGCCTCAAAACCCCCGATGCCCAGAGACGGAATCATGCTTGAATTAAAGATGTTTGTCCGTTCATGGGTAAGGGAGAATTTGACCCCGTTAGATAGGGGCTCAGATTTGAGCGTCTCCGACTGGTTGGAAGGAACCAGTTATAGCCTGAAAAGGAAAGAGCAATTAGCCAAATGCCATGCTAATATGCGAGGAGATGTATGGTCGGAGGAGAAATATAGGAAATGCAAGTCATTTGGGAAGGATGAAACTTACCCAGAATACAAGCATGCGCGTGCTATTAATTCGCGTTCTGACGAGTTCAAATGTGTCGTTGGACCTATCTTTAAGTTGATCGAGAAAGCTGTGTTTCAATTGGAG